ATCCCGCCGACATTCGTCGGGGCGATTGAGCCGCCCGAAAATCCCTGGAATTGCGGAATATTGACTTGGCTTTGCTGCGCCAGTGCGGCGATCTCATTCAATGGTTGCGACCGCAACGTGACGGCTTCATTGAGTGCCGCATCACGCGATCCGCGATCCGCCTGCATTTCCTGCAACGCAGCGTTTCGAGACTGGATATCAAGCGCAAGCAACGCATCGTTGCGCTGCTGACCCTGGACGGATCGTGCGTTGTCGTAAGCTTCGGACCCATACGTCACGCCTTGCGCCAGAAGCCGATTGCGTTCCTGATCTTGCTGCCGATTGAAATCGTCCTGCCAACGGCCGTACATCGAGTCATAAACGTCGCCGCGATACGCCCCGAAACTGCCGTCACCTTTCATGGCTGGCGCAACCTGCGACGCGTCAAACGGCGTCGAAATGATATCATTCGCTCTGTTCAGCTGCTCGAGCGCGATGTCATTCGACCGGAGTGCGAGGCTGTTTTCCTGATCGTATTTCTGCTGCTCGATCGGTGACAATTCGGTGTTGATCGAAAAACGCGGCACACTAATGTTGTTGCCTTCAGCATCCTTCACTGTCTCAGTACCGTCCACCGTGCTCGTCGTAGATCCGAACGGGCTTGTCTGCGATGTCGGGTTATTCAGATACGCCTGCGCAACAGCGGTATTCACATTGCTCAATTGCGTCGCGCTGGCCGTCTGGCGCGGATCGGGCGGCGGCGGGGCGCTTGGCGTTTTCATATTCGGATATCCTCTGGCAACAGCCCCATCACAATCCGCTCCGTGCCACGCTTGACGCCCTCGACTTCAAACCCAATGCCGCGTGCAAACCGCAAGCACCGCGCATTGTCGCGCGCGATCTCTGCCGTGATGCGCCGCACGCCCAACTGATCGAAGGGATAAGCAAGTACGGTTCGAATAATACCACGCAACGCCTTGGCTGGCGACGTTGCGTAAAGCGCCATGTCAACGTCGTCGCCCAAGTGTTTCGTGAACACCGCACCGAATGCAAGATTGCCGCTCGCGTCTTCCGCGCCAAGCGCCACAAACCCGGCCGGCTTGCCGCCACCCAAATTCTTGCGCACCCACGCTTCGATTCTTTCGTCGTCGCCGTGGATGACGCCATTGACCACAACAATCTCAGACAAGATCGCCAACCTCGAACATCACTTGAGATCCGTTATATGTGACTTGCTCAGTTGTCGCCATTTGAATAACGAGTGCCAGATGGTGGCCTTTGCCCCGCGCGACCACCCAATTCGAGTTGGCGTTTGACGCAACGCCCCAGCTTGCGACGTCCCACTCGGCCACGTCCCATTCGGGTCCGATTGTCTGATACGCCTGAGCTGAGAAAATATCAGTGTTCGCATCAAAGTTCGAGCGGACGCCGACGTGCGGCTGATATCCGCTTGGCCCGAAGATTTGTGTTCGCACGCGACGCAAAAACTTTTCGCCAAGAGCCCCGTATTGATCAAACCGATGGATGATGGTTGCATTGATTTCGCTGCCATTGTCGGCCGCCCCGCCCATCTTGCAGACCCGGCCATCCGTGGTGCCGAAGTACATATTTGAATCGACGTGTGCCCAGGACGTCGCGTTGAGATCGCGCCATTCGGACCAACCGCCGCCGGTTGTTGAGTACACATACTGGTAGTACGTCGTGCCCGCCGTGATCGGGATATTGACCAGCGCCAGCGCTTTCTCCGGCCATTCAAGGATCTGCCAGCCCGCCACGCTCCGGTTGGACGCGACCGCCTGGAATTCCGCACCGATATTCTCGGTGGCAGCAACGCGCTGCTGATCGGATCGTGCCGCGCTCAACACGCCCGACAATGGTACAACGCCGGTTTCGGTGATGATCCCGACGTCAGAGCCGTATTTGATAGTACAGGAACAGCCGATCGGCGGCGGCAGATAGAATGTCCCGGTCTTGGTCCAAGCCCCCGGATCGGACGGGTCATACCCTGCGTACAGATGGGCCTCACCTGTGGACATGAGGAACAGTACAACGTCGTCCATCCCTGAGCCGCCGTCTCGCGTCCAGCTCGCAATCGCGTGCAACGTGCCGCCAAGGCGTGAAAACGGACCGAAATCAATCGATGTCGCCGCACCGGCCAGATTAGCCGCTGGCAGATACCACGCTTTCTGTGTGTCCTTTTGAATAAACCACAATCTGTTCTGGTGCACAGTGTGGCGCCAGAGATTGGATGCCGTCACGCCCGTGATTGTCGGCGTCGTCCAGGTCGATCCGTCATAATAGCGCGGCGCGTCGTACCCGTTTGTAATGTACAGAAATTGCCCGCCCGTCGTTGCGAACATCGTGCCGGTCCACATGCCAGAATTCAGGCTTGTGATGGATGCCGCACCGGCCGTGCCCGCCGTTGTCACATCGAAGATACTGTCGTCGGTCGCCGCAAACAGTTTCGCCGTTGTCAGCCCTTCATAGCCGAGCACCCGCCGCACCGCCGATCCAATCGCGGTGACATGCTCGGTGTATCCCGGCCGCGTGACCAAGCCCTCCTCATTGCTGATCACATTGCGCAGTGCAATCGCGTCGCGTGGCTCGAATTGAGACAATCCCCGATCGCTGATCCAACCCGTTGGCGCTGGGAGAAACCGCAACCGAGATCGTTGTGGGCGCCGCCGGACACGCGGCCGGGCTGGTGATAGCAGCATCACAGACCGTCGATCGTATCAGGCACGGCCGGTGCGCGTGGCCGTATAATTTTGGACGGTATCATGTTGATCACACGCTGGCCGCCGTCGTTGGCGCGGAGCGTGGCCACCCGGTGATCGTATTCGCGGACTTCTTCGGAGTAATCCAGTCCTTCGGACGCCCGAAGCCGCCAGACCACGCCAAGGGTGATCAGCTCGTCATCATCGATCAACGGGATATCGTCATCGGCGGCAAACGCCAGTCGATATGTGTCGGCGGCCGCATTCGTGCCAACGGCCTTCGAGACGTATTCATACGCGATTGTCTCACCGGCCGGTGGGACCGGCTCCATCAAAAACGCCCCGTCGCGAATGATAAACGCATCGTGCACGCGGCTTGTGACCTGCGCCTGGTGTGCCTGCCAGTCGTCCACCGACAACGGCCCCATCACTTGCCATGTGGTCGTCCGGTTCCAGATTGAGCCACGCACAAAGCGCCGGAAGTCACCGTCCGATGGCCACGCATTCGTCTGCTCGGCTTGCGCCACCGTGGCAAATGTGTGCTCGCGCCGCAGCGCCGTCCAATCGTGGACGTTGGCCAACTGCCGGCATGTGCGCGTGATCATGCGCAGCAGTTTGGTGTTGGTCGCATCGCTGGACGCGGAGAAAAGGTCAGACGGCGGCGGCAAGCTCACTTCCGCCGCCGCGTCCGTTGCGATGTCCAGGATTGATGCCATCAGGCGGCGGCCTCGTCACGGATGATATTGCCGTCCTCATCGCGAGGCAGCGGCTTGCGGCCGCGCTTCTTGGGCGCGTCGTCTTCCGGCTCGGTCTGTTCTTCCATCATCGCCATGAGCTGCGCCAACTGTTCGCGCATCTGTGCGTTGTCGCTTTCCAGCTCCGCGACCTTCGCGTCCCGTTCGCGCATGGTCTCAGCCACGACTTCAACGTCACGCATTTCCAACCACTTGCGCGCTTGCGCCGGAAGATTGCGTCGACCCGGCAGATTGATCCGCTCAATCACCGTATCTGGCGCTTCGATCAGTTCCTCGACCGTCTTGACACCCGCTGCCGTAATCGCTGTGATCTGGTGTTCCGTGAGTTGATGCCATGCGGCCAGTGCGGTGCCGTGCTCGGGAAACTCCTGGCCTTCCTTCCACGCCTTGTACTGCGGCATGATGTAATCGCGGAGCATGCACATTTGCACGGCGGCCTGGTCGTTGATCGGGTCTTCCGGCTCGCGGACCTTTTCGAATTCCTTGATCATCATCGGCGTCACCGCGCGTTGATCCTGGCCGGGCGCGTGCAGCAGCACATAATCGCGCGGTTCTGAAACCGTGCGCGTGACAGATGATCCGTTGACGTCGACAACGTGTCGTGCCGTGACATAGCGAGTTTCAAAACCTTTGACGACGGTCGGCGGTGCGAGATTGCTCATGGTGTCCTCAAATTAGGACGGGCGGCCGAAGCCGCCCGCCACCGTTGGTTAAAACGGGAAATCGCAAATCACTTCTTTGTCGGAGATATCGCCGGCATATGCGCAGATATGATCTGTCGCCGCGTCCGACACATCGAGCGTGCCATCCGTGGCGCCGTTTGGCGTCAGCGGATCGCCATCGGCGCCGGCCGTCAACGCCGTCTCAAGCGTGGCCGGCCCTTTGATCTGCACCCAACAGTATTCACCGTCTGCTGGCGCAGACACCAGAACACCGGCGCCAATCTCGACACTATCGGACAAGTCTGACGTGACCTGCGCATTTTTGTAGCCGTCAAGAGTGTAGTAATAGCAGACGTTACCAACGACGGCCGCAACGCTGCCGGCCCCGCTGTCATATTGCACATACTTGTACACCTTGAAGGCACCGTCGAAGTTTGCACCAACCACGCCGGGCGTGAATTGCGCGTCCGCATCCACCTGATCGGGCTTGAATGCTGTAATCCACATGGGTCTGACCCTTTCAGATTATGTTGCGATATCGTGCAATTTGCCCTGCAGCGAGCGGTTTGCACAGCACATATTGCCCATCCAATAAATCGGGATGACAACCGCATCCTGATTGATTGGCGCTTTTTCCTCATCCTGATCCCAATCGGCATCTTCATGAACAATCATGTACAGATGCTTGGTATTCAGGAAGTACATGATTTCGGCGTTGGTGCCGAAATTCGTGTTGTTGTCGTGGATGACGGACGCCTTGTCGAACATCACCGCCTGGAAGCCAAGCTTGGCCATGTCAGCCGAGGCGTATCGCTGGTAATCCGTCAATCCGTTGACGTACAGCGAATACATATCGTTGGACGCAGTGATCAGGTCGACGTGATCGGGATGGCGCGTTGTCGCCGTGTACAGTGAGCGCATCGCCGCTTTGAGGTTGGCGAACGTCAGAGCTGTGCCGACAAGGGCGCCGTCCTGTGCAACCTCACCACCCGTAATTTCCTGAAACTTGTTCTTCCACCACGTGTACGTTGACGCATCAATCCCGCCCACCGTGCCGGTGCCGTCTGCGGTGATGATATGCGCCAACCCGCCGACTTGGTTTGTCAGCGCGCCAGATGAATAGATATCGACTGACATCGTATTCGCCGCCGTGGCGAAGGCCACTTCCAACCTGGCCTCAACCAGATCAATGAGCTTTTCGGTGCCCTTGTTCTGCTTCAGCTCGCGGCCCGTCGCCGTGACGTGCACGGCCGCTTGTTTCCAGTCGTACTTGGCGGCTGTCAGCACATCGCTCTGTGCAATATTGAGCGTATCGCCGCCCGAATACCGCTGATAGGTATCGTTTTCAGGATACGACAGCGGAACGGCGATTTCATATCCGCCGCCCTCTTTCTTGATATTGCCGCGCTCTTTCATGAGGCGCAGCAGTGCGTTGTGGTTGGTCACGTTGTCCGCAAGCTTGCGCTTGTGATTGCGCAAAGTTGTCGTGACCATTTCCGTAAACGTGGCGTTTGGGGATGCCATCGGTCAGGGCCTTATGATTTCGCGGCAATGGCGCGCATTTCATCCCGCCAATCTTTCGGGGCCTTTGACCCCTTGGACTGGCCCTTGATATTCGCGGTTTTGGATGCCTTCGCGCGCTTGATTGCATCGTCTGATGCAGGTTGCCGCTTCGGTTGCTGCCACGGCACCGGCTTGCCGTTCATTCGCAACGCCCGTTCCGAGGCCAGCTTGAGAACCGCACCCGGTCCCAGATTCGGATTGCGCTGTCGCACAGAAAAAATCTGGTCCTGGATGTCGTCCGCGTACTGCTCAAGTATCGGGTACTGATCAAGAACGTTGCCGACTGCCTGCTCATTTCGTTGCTGGAGCTGTTGGAACTGCGCTTCGCGGGCGGCCTGTTCTTGGGCGGCGCGCTGCTCTCGTTCCTGCCTCAACTGTGCTTCAATCTCACGCTGCCGCTGTTCGAGGCGTGTCACCTGCGGGTCAGGGGGCAACCCGTCATCGCTATACCCTGGCGAGCCATCTGCAAGGCTGGCGAAAGCATTGGCGAGGTATCCGAAGTCAGCACCGGCATCGACGTATGCCTGTGCGATATTGATCAGCGCGGTGTTTGGGTCCGCATTCAAGGACCGTTCGGCCGTGGTCCACATCGCAACGGCTTCGGCCGGATGCAGCTGGCGGCCCATGGCGCGCGAGTTCTGTTCAAGAATGTCGCGGGCGCTGTCGAACTCTTTCAGGATCGGATCGGAAAACTGGCGATAGCGCCCCATCTCGGTACGCTCTTGCTGCACGGCTTGTTCGACGTGCGCAATATACGATTGTACCGCTTCCGGGGCGGCCGACCAGTCCTCATCAGAAATCCGGTTGCCAACGGCGCGTGGTTTTTCGACGGCCGCCGAAGCCTCGTCCGCCTCGTCAATCTCGCCATCGGCTTCATCGCCAAGATCAAAATCGTCATCGTCTTCGGCTGACGCGTCGTCGTCGCTCAAATCAACGTCGGCATCGTCATCGTTCGCCGCGTCTGGCTCATCCCCGCCGGCCCGCGCAAACCGCCCGCGCTCGTCCCGTGCCCGTTGCTCTCTGGTCTCTGCCGGTGCCTCAGACTTCGACAGGATTGAGCGCATATCATCGCGCCACGCATCCCCCGACGATTGCGGCGCGGATGGTTCGGACGGGGGCGCGGTTTCAGTCGGTGCCGCCGTCTCAACCGAGACGGACTGAGCTGCTGTGTCTTCAAGCGCCATGTTTCACACTTTCATGCAATGGAAGACCGTGCTTCTTCGTGAAGCGTTTATTTAGATACGGTAACGGCTCTTTCGGCGGGTCCATCTCGACAGCGCCCGCGCGCTTCATGTCCTCGCGCCGTACCGCGCGGTCATCAATCAGCTTGCCGCTTGTCATGGATTCGTATTCCGGCATTTGCCGCATGACCTGCGGCGCCGCGATGGGTCCGGCCCGATCACCCTGATTGAGCATAGGCAGTCCGTCGCGCCCGACCCATTGGCCGTCGCGCCATTTGTATTTATTGGCTGGCATGGTTATTTCTTCGGCTTGAGTTTGGGCTGCGCCCACTTGCCAACGTCCTCGTCATAGGGACGCTTGGCACGCTTCGGCTGCGGTGCACGGATCAAGTGCGACACATCAAGCGGATCTTGCATCAAAGCTCTGGCAATCTTTTCGGCTGCCGCGCTATGCCTGGCCATTGGTGTACCCGTCGAATGCTTGCGCCGCGCGTTCCTGCATCCGCTGGCCTGCCTCGGCTTGCTTCAATTCAAAGTCCAGCCGCTTTTCAGCCATGGCCATCTGATGCAATTCGCGGCTCTGTTCGCCTTCAAGCTCAAGCTTGGCCATCTCCGCTTTCTGCTTTGGATCGTCTTGCGGCTGTTGCGCCTGCATCATCTGCTGTACGGCTTGCGGGACTTGCTGTTGCAATCCGTCAAGTGCATCCTCAGCCTGCTTGCCCAACCGGAATTGACGGCAGAATGCGGTGTACACTTCAACCAGCGGCACGGCCAATTGCGGCGCCTGCTGCAACGCGCCCATGGCCGCCGGCAGGAATTGGCTCGTCACCTGCATAAACAGGTTCATTTGCTCTTGTGAGCGTGTCATGTCGGCGCGGATCGTGCTGTCGGTTTCGACGTCAACCCGAAACCCGCGCATCTCCGGAGACTGCAACAACTGGATGGCCTGCGGAAACGCTTGCTGGTCTTCCGGCCTGGCTGGCAGCGCCGTCATTTGCGAGATCGCTTCAGGCTGATAGTTCGCCGCGATCACCTCGACTTTCATCCGGAACAGATCGCGGATCGTGTTTTGGATCTGCCGCTGCAACCGTTGCACGCGCACCGATCCCCATTGCGATTTGATCTGCTGCGCCGTGGCCGTTTCGTTGGCCTCGCTGACACCACGAACAATGTCGCTAATGCCCGTGACTTCGTAAATCGTTTGCTTGGTGCGCTCGCGCTGCATTTCGAGCTGTTGAATCGTCGCGGCAATCTGCTCAATCGGCCAGTAATGAATCAGATCGTCAATGCGAATGCCCTGGCCGATGTACGTCTCATCGAGCACGGCCATCTCGCCGTCATCAAGCGTGGCGACCTGATCGGCATACCGCGACAGACTGCCGGCCACTCCGCCCTTGACCTGTAGCAGCTTCGCCAGCGCATTGATTCGCCGCGTAACCGTATCGAGTTCTTCCGTCAGTTGCATTACGATCGTGTTCGGACAGATCGGCACCAGCGACGATGCTCGGCGCAACCGCTGCAACGGCGGCGGAACACAGAAGAAATTTTCTAGCCCGAGCACGTCATCCGAGATCGATAGCGGTCGCTCCCGGTC